CGATTGATGATTGGTAGTGTCTGCAAATTTTATGTATGTGGTTTTTTGTAAGTCGAAGCTTTTGTGTTTCGGAAACACGATTCGTTTCTCGAAGTCTTGCGAAATATTTATTAGAGTTACGAGTGTAGTGTTCGCCCGCAACAAGTAACATGTTGGAACGCATTTCTGCGAAAGTATTTCTATCTACTTCTTCGCTCTCTTTATAAACCGTGTTTAAATCATCAAGTTCTAGCAGCTTCATTTTCTACCCGTTCCTTTTCAATAAAACCGTCACAAATTTCTGTTTCAAAACCGGTAGGGTCGTCAATCGCTTGCTGCGCTTGAATCATTTCCTTCATGGCTGAATCATCTAATAATGAAAGTTGTTTGTGGTCAGTCTGTTCTAACTGTGGCGGGAACGGTAGCGGTTCTGCTAAAGGAGTCGGTTGGTCTACTAACTCTGGCGTCTTGCCGAATCTGAGTTGTAAGGGTCCAAGACGTAGCTTGGTGACACCTGTATCCTTACAAGCTTTTATGATATTACATATATCTTTAGCTGAGAAGTCAATTTCCATATTCTTGGTTCCAAGCTGCAATTTCGTCGTCGTATTCTCGCTTCCAGTCATCATCTTTCCCCTTTGTTTTTGCAAAAACTCCTCTACGCCTATTTATTTCGTCTTCATGTATCTCGGCTTCGGTCCAAGGTCGCGTACCAGTCTTTTTGTCTGTGTCTTCTTCTAGGTCTCGACCTTCGATTGCGCTAAAGTCCCAGGGTATATCAATCGCGCAGTACCGAGCGGCGTCGCAGAAATCATCCTTGGCTTTATTTTTAGGTGTGCTCTTCTGAAGACTCATCATTTCTACGCCCAGTTTTCTAATCTCGTCGTTATCAAAAAACTGAATCATATCATTGTGCAGGAGTGTGTTTAGTCTATCTTCCCCAAGATCTTTGGACTTGTTGGCATGGGTAAACGGTTCACCTAAACTTGTGGCTATGTTGCCAAAATCTGCAGAAGCCCAATCGTATCTCTGCAAGACCGGCATATCTAAACCACGCAAGTCGCAGTACTTATCTAGAACTTGTCCTGCAGTGGTGTGTTCTCCGTCGCCGCGCCAACCCTTGTACACAACTCCGTATTTCAAGTCCGGCCTTATGGCTATAAAGACAATTGCCGAGGGGTGTCCCGTGGGACCGCCCGAACCAATATCAACGGCTGAGTATCGCTGCCAACTTTTGGGAACTTCAAAGGGGGTAACGTAGTGGCGAGTCGGGTCAAAGGCATGGTATGTTCTACCTTCTTCTTTTATAAACTTCCCGTAAACTCGGCGCAGAATCTCAGCCTTACTCTTACACTTTCTCTCAATACTCTTAATCTTCTCAATGGTCCAAGTGGTAACACTACCGTCCTTATATTCCAGACAATCATACATCGCAATCTGCTGCTTAAATGCATCGGGCATACCTTCCTGGTCAGTACCCACTGCCTCCATACAACGCCACCAAAATTCTTGACCTAATGTCGCAGTGAAAACCATATGGAAGTAACCGCCAACGGCTGCAACACGAAACTGTAACTCATCGTAAAGATTTACAGGAAGTTCCTCATCGCAAAAAATTGCAAACACCGTTCCCGATTGCAGGGTCTTCGCATCCTGCGCGTATGTTTTGAAATATACAGAAACGCCTGAGTAAAAATGTATAGCCTTAATATGTTTCTTATCATATTCCGCGCGCCAGCCGTAGGTCGGGTCACTCTTCATATCTCCACGCGGCAGGAATTCTGGAACCCACTTTTTTTCAAACTCAATAGTGGCAACATCTTTAGAAGGATAAAGATACCAAAATTGATTTGGTTCCCGACTCCATAACTCTGGCCACTTCTCTCTATTGGTTCCCCAGTCAATACACTTTCTAATCTGTGTGGAACTCTTTGATATTTGATTCGCGGCACAAAGTAAATTTACAGAGTTAGTACTTTGATAAAAGTCCCAGGCCCACTGATACCAGGGCCAACCATAAATATGCGGCAACTCATTCTGTACTTTTTTCTGGCGCTCTAAAAGTTTTAGTTTCTTCTTCTGAATTTGGAGGATACTCTCAGGCTGAGAATCATTCGCCATGGTTTTCCTCGGTTGTTTTCACTTCTACTGCCTGTACCAGTTTGGCTTCTGTTGCAGGCAGTTTTTTTATCATTTCTTTTTCTAGACGCTCAATCTCCGCTTCAATCTCTGCAGGATTATTTGAAGACGTAACATCCTTGGTGCCCGCCGTAATGTTTACGTTTACACTTTTCTGCGACACCTGCATTCGCTGCATAGCCACACCCTTAATACGGTTATCTAAAATTTCAAAAACTTTGATCACTCTATCCGCAACACCCAGGTTTGGTACACCCTTTGTCTTAAGGGGGAATGTCAAAATGTCTTCTAGCCGTGACAGAGCCATATAATGGGCTGCCCGGATACTCGCTTCGTAATCAGAAGGCATGGATAATAAATACGCCATTTTCTTGGGACTTGCTAAAATACCCTCATACCAATATCGCTCGCTGCAGGTCCCGTTCCAAACTCTACGCATAGACATCTTGCGGTCCTGGTCCTTGGCCGCGAAATACTCGTCCCAAAAACTTAAGCGGATTCTAATTACTTTCGCGTCAGCTTCGCAGTTTTTCTCCAGGGTAGCTTCCTTCCAACAAAGCCAAACTGGGTTGATTAACTGCATGGCCTGCTGCACTGACTCGGGGACCATATGGTAAATTGAATTCTCGTTTGCAGGGTCGTACGGGAGAATGTCAGGATTATTGCCTTTTCGTGCCATGGATTGCGGTCCTTAGTGTTGGTTGGTGCGGGGTTCGAAGATATACCTCAATAAAGCGGTATTTAGCCGCTCCCCCGCATATCTGTCGAGTGTCCAAAAAAGGGGGTTATTTGTCACCAAACTTTATGAAAACCTTTCAAAAAATTTTTTTTAAAACGAAATGACGGGCAGAGAGGGTCCACCTCGACACGCTGACGACCCCTACCCCCCTATATAAAAATATTCTGTTTCGCGTCAAGAATGCCTCATTCTGAGGCGCATATGTCTCATTACGGGGCAGAAGCTACGTAGTTCCTAGACGCAGGGGCCATTGACTCCAGAATCGGGGCGCTTTGCGCCGGGTTTCATGAGGCGCGCGGAACTTACTCAGTTCTCCAATATATAGACAGAATTTATTTTCAGTTTAATTGATTTATTTTAGGTCTAGCTATAAAGTTTTGCGAGGACCCTCCGATAAGTTTATTGAAGGCTACTCGAACAAAGGGTAAAAGATATGACAATCGAAGAGAAGATAGACCAAGGAATACTGAGAAGAGAAGTAGTTGAGAAGATATTAAAGAAATATCAGGACCAACTTAAGGCGCATGAGGCTACTTATGAAAAACTGACGGGTTTCACAAGGGACTCTTATATTAATAACAATAATATTATGGGGCTCAATTTAGATATTAAGGCCGGGTTAAAGATTATGGCGGTTTTTAAAGAACTAGAAGAAAAGGCGGTTTGAGATGAAAAATATAATCAAGATCAATGGTGAACGATATCAATGTTTAGTGCCGGTTAAAAAGGTGCTTGATATCGACTCGAATTACTTCAATCTTCGAAATTGTTATGAGGTGGTGTACTTGTGCCAAAAAACTGGAAAATTGAGTGTTGGTATTTGGGGACACCAGTTTAGACCCCAGTGTGCCATAGATCTAGCCCAGTCTTATATAAATATTGAGAAGTATGAAGTGATAGATGCTTATCCGATCATTGAGTTGATTGAGGATGAGGATTGTTTGCGGCGGCGCTTGAAATATCAATACAAGAGATACTGTGAGGCGTTTCCAAAAACCGCTCAATATCCGAATACGACTATAAGTTTTGCAACACATTATAATAAAACACTGGAGAAACTAGGTGGCCCGGAGCAAAACCGGGGCGAATATTATCTATCAATGGGTGAGGTGGCGTGATGAGAAACCTGCAAGAGGACCTCACCATTTACACAGATAATGGGCTAAGCCTGTTGGTGTTCAACACCGAGCACCTTTATGTGCAACGGCACTTACCTAATTTTGAAGATATATTGCGCACTGAATACAGATTTACAGCAAAACAGTTCCGGGTTTTAGAGCAAGACTTGGTTGAGGATGCAAGGGAGATTGAAAATGAAAAATAAAACTAACTATCAACACACACGCCTTGAACTTATAAAGAGATTTATATCCATTGAAATAGCCCCGACCCATCATATAAAAATAACCGCTCGATTTCGCGGTCGGACCATCAAACAGTTAACATCTATTCACGCAAACTTAACAGAGTTCGAGAAAAACTGTATTCTAATACATGTATATAAAGTCCTCGCAAACGCAGAAAATAATAGAGCGGCAAAACATACGCTTGGAAACTGCAACTACGCCCGAGTGTTCGGTACACCATGGGAGTTGAAACAATGAAAAAACTAGATTTATATACTTACTTAATAGGTTCCAAGGCAAGTAGTCCCTCGCCGGGCCCATGGGAAGAGGGTCCTACTCGACTAATCAAAGATGCCGATGGTTTCACTGTTTGTGATACCTCCATTAGTTTAGCTTCAGAAGAACACTTAGTTGGGAATATACGCTTAATAGCAGCAGCACCAGATTTGCTTGAGGCGCTTGAGTTCGTAGACAACTTTTTACAGGGTTTTGACGACCCTCGTTTATTAGACTCACCGATGTATAGCGATGTAATTAAAGCTATCAAAAAAGCCCGAGGTGAATCATGAATACACTAAAGGACTTTAGAGAATACAGAAAAACCAATAGCCCTCAAGAAATAGAATTCTATCGTTTATTGGACCTGTACATTCAGGCCATGAATGGCAACGCTGGACTAGGTGTTATTACAGGTATACGTGCAGAAGTTTTGCTCTGGCTTAGAGAGTTGAGTATGGACCATAACATTGTAGACACGTACGTTAAAGACCGGGTTAAGCAGTGATATTTGTAGCCTTTTATACACTCTTAATCTTAATTAGCATTAGGCCAATCTATCTGTTTTGCTATCGAGCCCTTGTCTTTCTTTTTGAGGTTCCCGTTGGCATCATAGTCCGAAGGTTTAGGGGTTGGTTTAGTCTTACCTTCGGCTTTTTTAAGACCGCTAGGTTTTGGAGACCCCCAAAGGTCGCCCCATACGTTGCTCTTTTTGCCCACTATAACCACCTTGTTTTAAACATTATACTAGCATTCATGATTTTAAACTACATAGGAGACTAAATGGAACACTTAATTATTGTCACCCACCAAAAAAACGCGGGTAAAGACTATTTTTACCCTCACAATGAACTGGCAAAAGCCATTACTGGGCTTATGCAGAGAAGGGCTTTAGTACCTAACGATATCCCCGCACTCAAAGCTCTAGGCAAAGCCCTCAACCTCGACCTGAAGATTCAGACCGTGGGTCAGGAACTACAGCTATGAGGCCGTGCAGGATTTGGCTTGAGTATGCTGAGCACGACAAAACCGTCTCGTATATATCAATACCAGTACTCACGGCACTATTATCAGACGCGAACTTAATTGAAGTAACCACTAAACATGGAGAATTAAGATGCAAACAAGTAACCAAGTTAAACCAGGAAATAGTAACCGATTTATTAAAGTCTTATCAAAAACGCTCGTGGTGGCAACGTTGGCAGTATTCACGCAGGGCTGCCACACTGTTCAAAGACAGGGCAGTGTGAATTACACGCCTCTATTTCGGGCCATCACCAGTGATATCAACCAAAGGCAACACAACATCAACGAACAGAACCGTGTCCAAAACGATATGATTCTGCGCCAGAGAGCCCCAATGCAGCAGACCTATCAACCTGCCCAAAAACAATGCGCCTGGAACGATTATTGGTGCCAAACCAACACCAAAGCCCCCAATTGACGCGCCACAAACATTTTGCGCGCGGTGCGCCAGAGCTAGGGAGCTAGTGAAACCCATTTCCAGTTCATATTTATAACATACACCCATTTCCCCAGGTATTTCTACTTGGGTTTTTCTTTTCTATTTTTAGCTACTAATATACTACTTTAACTAGCTCCCTAGCTCCCTAAAGGAAATTCCTGCATGATTCCCGATACATACCTAAGAGCTACTAGGGAGCTACTACTAGAGCTAGGAGCTAGTTAAAACCCACGTTTTAGCTACTCTGCACCCGGACTCAATACTCTGACGCGCCGACCCATTTAACGCCTTGAATCACACCCTGCTTAATACCGTTAATTTTGCTTCTTTTATATGCAGGGGGAGCTACTTGGGGGTTTTCACTAGCTCCCCCCTTTCCCCATCTTTGGAGACGTTTTGTAAAATTAACGCTTGACACGGCCTTCTCCCCTTCACCCTCTGCCCACAACGCGTAGCTTTTGCGCATCTCTGGAACCAGGGCCACAAGTACACCTTCACTATTTCGCTGTATCCACTCGGGAACAGTGTCGCCCGCATTATGGACCCCGAGTTCTAGGAACGTGTTACACCACCTCAAGACGTTATCGGAATCCTGCCGGTACTCATCCAGAGCTTCTTGCGACGCTTTAGAGGACGTAAACCTATAGTTGGCCTTAATAAGGGCGTCATAAGCCTCTAGGACCATATTCAGAGCCCCTGGAAGTTCGTTATCAATGATCTTTCGGTGCATATCTACTTCAATGTTACCCTTTGCGTGAGTAAAGAGTGCATTGAAAGGAACTATTAAGAGGCGTCTAAAAAACCCATGGCTTGGGTCGGTTCCAGTAGGTAGTTTGTTACATGTCATTATAATTTTGGCACGGTTTGGAAAGGTATATGGGTCCTTGAATTTTTTGGAAGCTGTAACCAGAGCCCCGGTTGCCAGACCCTTAATGTCTTCCCAGAAGTCTTTTTTCACAAAAGGCGGCATCTCTTCAATGATATTAAAGAGCGCCCCGTCGAGTTGTTGGCGGAAAAAGGGATTCTGCAACTCATTAACCTTTAGGCTCGTGACCCCGTTTCCCCCTAAAGCTCTAAGTACTTCCATGAACCTAGACTTTCCGTTCTGTCCATCTCCTGTGAGTACCAGAACTTTATCGGCTCTGGGTTCGTCATTAGACAGAGCGTAACCCATGAATTGTAGCAAGTTCTCCTGCAAGTCCTTGTCGCCGCAGGTAACATTATCGAGCATTCGTTTAAAGGTAGGACAGTCAGCATCGGGGGCATAGTCAAAATCAAGGGTTTGTTGGAATCCGTATTTTGGGTCATGGGGAAGTAGCTCTTTGGTATCTATATCTAGGACGCCATTGCGGAGGTTTATCTTGCGGTCTATGGTTTGGGTGAAGAAGTCTTGGTTATCCAGGTTGGTACGCTTCACGATGCCGCGAAACTCATTACACATGTTGTTTTTAGCAGTAGGGCTGAATTTCTTGTGGGCGTAGTTGTCAATCCAAGTGTCCTGCGTATAGACCCAATGGGTTTCCTCATACCTATAATGAGTGTCGTTAATATTTATATAAGGAAGCTTACTATCATAATATTTTCTTAGATCTTCATACTGTGGGACCAGAGCCCCCTTTTTTCCGAGTAAGTGGAAACCAGAGTGCGATGTGGCGATGAAGTTCTCACCTCTAAGGGCAATTGGGCTCTGCACTTTTTTGTAATATGGACACTTATCACATCCTCCCCAAAGGCTTGCGATTGAATCGCAAGTTCGTGGCCCAGCACTTTTAAGAGCTTGTCCCACCTTTCGGTCCGTCTCTGGAGGCGTGTAACTTCGGTGCCCTTTGGAATACTCGTGTGCAAGTTTTTCTCCTCCATCTAGCCTCCCAACTATAGAAAGGGCAGCGTACCACGTAGGCTCGTCCACGTCTCCGGCAGAAGCTTTAACATCCTGCAAGAACAAACACCTATCTTCCACAGCTTGTGAATCAATCTTGAAATAACTCAAGGCTTTTGCACTTAGTTGGTCCTCTGGTAGCACGGTTGGCACACCACTAAGTTTCTTGAGGTCGAACTCTATTGGTTCCAGAGCCTTAGTCAGAGCGCGCACTTGGTGTATGGGTTTCCCTGGTTTTTTATTTAAAGTGAGAGGAAGACGGAGCATATACTTAGGTGCAAATACTGCTCTGTCCGCCTTCCCCCCGAGTGCGTACTCGCTCAACTTGTCATTGATACGGATACACGCAAATTCATAATACAATCTATTTTCTTTAAAGAAACCCTCGTCACTCCATGGTTTTTTAGTCTTTACCAAGACATGAAGCCCGTGCCCTGTATATATGACAACCATTTTTGCGGGGTCTACATTAAGAGCCTGACCCACTGCCTGCAGGTACTTGGTTTCATTGAAATTACCATCCTTATCTATATCAATGTCGTCAATATCAAAGAAGAACATGTCCTGGCTTGCCCAGGTTCTTAAAGGCTTGCCCGCATCGTCGGTGCGATCTTCCTTAACATGACCCACTGTGCAAAATAAATTAAAGCGTTCTTTTTCTGGAATGTCTTTTAGAATCTCATCCAGGTTATCTAGTAGTTGCCCTACATCCTGAACCACTATATCTGGGTCTAATGGAGCGTCATATTTGATTAGTTCGTTCTGGCCTTTAGGTGTAAAGAAGCGTGACTTCCGTAGTTGAAGCATTGGTGTCCCCCGTTGAATTGACAAGTTGAATAGTCTTGAGACATGATGTTCAAAAGCTTCCACTCGGTCAAGCAAATGTATATATTACTATCCTGCAGCACGCCCCAAGTACTCTTTGACTTACTTGCACGCACTAATGTATTCAGGTTTACACAACATGAGAGGTTTAGTAGTGACTGAAGAAGAAATTATGCGCTTACGTTTAAGGGAATATCGCGACCTGCTAGAGGTGGCTTATCTTTTTATTTATGATGTTACCGTTGAACAGCCCGACGAGGTTGATAACGAGAAGGCAGAGAATATTTTAAAAGCTATGGAAGAAAACGGGATTGGCAAATGAGTTGTATATGGACGATATGTAATTTCTGCGGTCACTTAATGAATCACAAGCACGAGTCAAAGTGTACGGAGTGCGGGTCTAAAGACGTAGAGCATGATTTTGACCCCGATGAAATGTATGAAGAAGAAACTGAAGCGAGTGTGCAGTGATGCAAGACCTATGGGACAGACCCGAGCCCCCGAAGCTTAGGTTATTAGTAATCGGATTAATTATTTTATGGCTGGTGGTGAGATGATGACTAATGGGGATGCTTTAATAGCCGAGTTGAATAAGGAGAAGGGATGAGCGAAAAAGAATTATTCGAAGAATTAATCCGCGAGATTGAAAAGAAAAACTCATGGGGTAAAAATGAGTTAAAGAACTTAATTCTGGGTTTGCTTATAAAATATATAGGACTAAAGAAATGACCTTTAAAAACCAAGCAGAGATACGAGGTGGAAGATGAGGATTGAGATAGATGATAAAGAAAACTAAAGGAGAAAAACAATGAGCAACGTACAAATAAATGGTGTGGAGTACACCCCGTTAAATCAGTCCGATGATATAAGGATAGTTATCCTTCAGAGGGGTTGGGTTTTCGTAGGTAATTTCAAAAAAACATCGGACAGTGAGTGTGTTTTAACTAACGCTAAAAACTATCGTTATCAAAAATCTGGTCAAGGTTTTGGATATGTAGCTAAGCACGGGCCAACTAGCGACTGTAAGCTAGACCCATGTGAGTTGCCGGTGAGGTTTCACCCTATGACTATTGTTGCAACTATAGATTGTGAGGCTAGTGCATGGAACCTGAATTAGTTTCTTCATTAGGAGAAGATAGTCAGTCTAGTTTTAACGGCTACGGCAACGGCGACGGCAACGGCTACGGCAACGGCTACGGCTACGGCTACGGCAACGGCTACGGCTACGGCAACGGCGACGGCTACGGCAACGGCGACGGCAACGGCTACGGCAACGGCTACGGCTACGGCTACGGCAACGGC